CGCCCAGGCTTGCCCGGATGGCGATCTCCCGCGCGGCTTCCTGCCGGGCCTTTGCGAAGGCATCACTGCGGCCTGCCTCCTCGCTCATCCAGCTGCGGATGGTCGATTCCGGCACGCCGTACTTCTTCGCCACAGCGCAGATGGAGTTGGAGCCCAGCATGGCCATTACCACCTCTGCCCGGAACGCCGCCTGGTATTTCTTTCCCCGCTGCTTCCCGGCCACCGTGTTCTTGCAGTACGCCCGCTTCTTCGCCAACTCTCTCACCTGCCTTTGCAAATAGCCTATCACGCCCCGCCGGGTGCAACTACCCCGGACATTTGCCCGCCGGGCAGCAGCCCTGCATCCGCTGCACACACTGCCACGGTGCTCAGGGCTTCCAGCTCTTTGGTGTAGTAGGTCGTCCGCCCCACATACAGCCGGGCGATCACCTTTTCCTCTGGCAGACCTTGCAGGTAGCGCAGCCGCAGCAGCTGGGCGCATACCGGGTCATTGCGGTCGTACCAGGCCAGCACCGCCCCGATCACCTGCGCCCAGGCAGCACAAACAGACCCCTCGCCATATCGGCGCAGAGCCTGCCGGGTCGCCTTCTTCTGCTCTTTTGTCATCGCCCCACCTTCTTTTCGCATGGGTATAACGCGCAAAATACCGGTGTTTTATCTGTCAGGTGCGAACTTTCGCAAAGGCATGTCCCACCTTCTGCTTCACCATCACCACATAGCACCGCAGGTCATCCGCATCCCAGCCCTCTTTCTCGCATCCGGGGCTCTCCGGTTCCGGTACCACGCAGCGCACGAATTTCCAGCCCGGGTATTTCTGCTCCCACCAGTAGGCACTATCCTTGCAGTCCGTGCACCCTTTGCGTAGCTGCTTCCGGCTCCATCTGGTGTCATTGGGTACCAGCTCCACCGGCTGGATCAGGCTTCTGCTCTCGTACCAGCGCAGCTGCCCGTGCTTCTCGAAGTAGGTGATCAGGTCATCCAGCCGGTTCTGCAGGTTCAGCCGATCAGCGTTAGCTGTACCCAAAAGCTCATAGCTGCCGTCCGGTTGGCGTGCGGACCATTTGTCCTCAAGCAGCTGCCGAAAGTCTGCATTCTGTCGCATGGTCAGCCCTGGGCACTCGATCAGCAGGTGATGGTGGTAGCGTTCGCTTTTACGCCCGCAGCCGGTCAGCCCCATGTATCGCAGGGCAAAGCCCGGGCCAAAGGCAGCTAAAATTGCCGTTTTTAGTCGGCGTATGTAGTTCCGTAGGTCTTTTTCGGCTTGTTCCATGCTTTCCGGCAGGTATTCTTCCGCATAGGTCAGGGTCAGGTAGAACCCCAGCACCGTGAAATTGGCGTTTGCTTTCTGCACCCTCCGCCGGTGGGCGTGCTGGGCATTCCGCCGCTTCTGCCGTTCACTGCTGGGCCTGCACTTCTTCCTGCGCTTGGCCTGGTGTTCCTCCGGGGTAATGGCATACAGGTCTACCTCCATGTAACTCTCTCCACACAGGGTTCTCTTCTCTCTGGTGTAGGTATTCCGCATCCCGGTGCCCTCCTGCTGGCTTTCACTTTCTGCTGATATTCTCTTTCCCGTGACCCCACCGTCACAGAAATAACGGGTATACTAGCTCCCCAAAGAGGGCCCTTCCCCCTCTTTCTTTATAAAGGTATTATGAAACGTAACGGATACGGTGGACGTGTCAGTCCATCGTATCCGTTGCTCTTCATAGATTAAGGTGTTTAAGGTGTGGCGGGCTTTCCTTTTTCCGCCCAGTATCCGTAGGTCAGTTCCGTCTTTCCAATTTTCCTGGCCTTCTCGTTGTAGATCATCAGGTCGTGCACGTCGTAGGCCAGGGCGCTGGGGTCGATCACGCCGCCAATGGGCTTGCGCTTCACCTTTGCTGGCTGATCCGGCAGCTTCATGGGGTGCCGGATCCGTTTCTGGCACAGCTCCATCTCCATCCGCGTAACGCCGCCGGGCTTGTACACGCCGCCCCGCTTGCGGTAGCACTCGTGCACTGTGCCCTCGCTGCCAAACAATCCCTTTTCCTTCAGCTCTGCCGCCGTACCCTTGCCCAGCAGGGTGCCGTCCGCACCGTAGCAGCTGTACACCCGCACCATTCGGGTCTCGGCCCGCTCGTCCGCACTCAGGCCCTCTGCCCGGGCCCTCTCCACCCGGTCGTCCTTGGTGCTCTTCCGCTCCATCTTCCACCGGTAGTTCTTCGGGCTGGGGTTCTTGCATTTTTCCAGATTATTCCAAACGCTGCTTAGTTTGTTCACATCGGGAAAATATCCCTGCTCCACCAGCTCCACGCTGGTGCCCTTGGCCACCACCTCGCCGGTGTCCCAATCCATCAGGGTGTATACCCATCTGCATCCACTCTTCATCTTATCGTCCTCCTTGATCCTTGGCTCCCATGTCAGGGGAGCTCTGCAAGGCGCTGGCATAGCCAGACCGCAGCGGTGAGAGGTTGCTTCCGGTAGCCGCTGCCATGGCATCCGCACATTTCTGCCGAACACTCTCTTCGTTCAGCACATTCAGGCTCTGGCGGCAGGCCTTGCGGCCCGCTGCCATCATCACGGCCCGCTTCAGAAACTCTGCTTCCTGCTCCTTGTAGCTTCGGCTCAGGGTCTGCACTGTCTTTTCATCGTCCACGTTCTCCACCACGATGTCCTCAGTCTGCAAGGCATCGCAGGCGCAGCGCCGCAGCTTTTCCATGGCCACGTCCAGCCCGTCCGTCTTTCCCCACTCATTCAACTGCTCATAGTTGTGGCGCATCTCTGCATACAGCCTGTTCAGCCGGTCTGCTCCAAACCCCAACTCCTGCACACAGGCCAGCGCCATCAGCTGCCAGGCCATGGTCGCTGCCCGGTCGCCCACCATTTTCAGCTGCTGCTCCCGCCGGGTGCGGGGTGTCCGCAACGCAGGCACCCGGAATTCCGTCGGCACGCCCTTGGGGATTGCCTCCGCCCGCAGCCGCCGGGCCTTCTCCGTCTGGGGCATCCCGTTCTTGTCTGGCTGCATCACCACAGCCAGACTCTGGCTGCCCAGCAGCTCCTTCCGTCTGGTGATCCGGTCAAGCCGGGTGCGGCCCAGCCCCCACAGCTCATGTAAGGCGATCTGCCCGCACCAGCAGGTCAGCTGCACCACGCTGTCCTGGGTCAGGTCCATCTCCGCCGAAAGGCTCATCTTTGTTTTCATGGTAACTTCTCCGTTCTTCATATTCCCCGCACGCCCGGTTCCGGCCCCCACAGCTCAGGCACCGGCTCCGGGTGATCTCAAACACATGTACACACTGGGTTCCGTCCATCTCACGGCTCCCCGGTCTCTGCCATCATGGCGGTCAGGTCGCCCAGCATCCCGCTCACCGTGCGGGAAAGAACGTTGATCGCATCCTCCTGCAGGTCGCCGGGCAGGGCCCGCACCGCAAAGCCCGCGTTCACCATCTCGTCCTTCAACCGGGTGTTGATCCGGCTCACCTCGGCCCAGAGCTTTGCCTCGTCCGGGGTCATCTTCCGCCGCCCGGGCCGCACAACGCCCTTGATCATGGCCGTCAGCTCGTGGAACTCCTCGTCGGTCAGGCTCCTGTCGTTCCCGGCCTCGGCAATGGCCCGCGCCCGGTCGCTCGGTGTCCCGGTAATCAAAATGTTC